CAGACAATGATAAGTTATTCGTTGCTAGAAGAAGCAAAGATATAATTGGTATTGCTACTGTTAAAGTTGGTTTAGGTAACACAGGTGAATTTAGAGCTCAAGTTATAGATCCTTCAAAGATGCCATTATACCTTACTGGTATTGGTACTGGAACATATCATAGCTTTACAACTAATTATCAAAATGTAATTAAGGGTGAAGTTACTCAAATCGATGCGACTGTTGCGACAGCTTCTACGCATGGAATGAGTATTAATGATAATATTATTATTGATGCTAATATTGGTGTTACGACTACAGTATCAGTTGCATATAATGATTATAATAGAAGATTAGTAATAAATCCAAAGAACTTTGTTTCTGGTGATGTATCAGTATCAAACAATACAATAACTGTTTTGAATCATGGATTATCTGATGGTGATAAAGTTATTCATACTGCTAGTACTTCATCTGGTGGACTTAAAGACAATCAGATTTATTTCGTATCAGTTGTTGATAGAAATAAGATAAGTCTTTGTAATGATTTCTATGAAGCTGTAAAATTCAATGCTTCTGTTGTAGATATTACAAGTGCTTCTGCTGGAACTATCAATCCAGTCAATCCACCAATCAGAGTTCAATCAAATCAAAAAGTTTATTTTGATTTATCAGATTCTTCATTATCATTTAGTAAAAGTGGTGTAAGTTATGCTGCTTTTGATTTTAATCTTTATTTTGATGCAGAGTGTAAAAATGTTTACACCAATACACCCAATTCTTCAATATTTAATGTTACCAAAACTGGAACTCCTGGTGTTAGTGCGGATGCTAATTTAAGTTTCCAAATTTCTAATATTACCCCAAGAAATTTGTATTATAGTATGGTTCCCACTAATCTGTCATTGAATACAGATGTTAAAAAAGAAATAATAAAAGATACAGAAAATATTACTACACCATCTACTTTATTGACTGAAAAAAATATTTTTAATAGATTGCATTCAATTTCTGGGATTGGTTCTACTACATTTAGTTTCAATTTAACTCAAGAAGCAGGTAAAACTCTTTATATTCCATCTGATGGTAAATTTAAGTATATAACTTCTTCTAGAACAACTAGGGGTCCTATAGCCTTAATGAGTGTGATAAATGGGGGTCTTGGTTATAGTAAAATTCCTGGTATTGATAAAGTAGAAAATTTGGGTGTTACTACCTCGAAAGGTTATGGTGCAGTTTTAGATCCTATTAGTTTTTCTATTGGTCGTATTGAAAGTGTAGATATTCAAGATATTGGATACGAATATTCTGCTGATAAAACTTTACAACCTAAGGCTTTACTTCCTCAGTTTATATCTGTAGATTCTTTCTACTCTTTAAAGAGTGTTGGAGTTACTTCAGTTGGTAATTTCTACACTACAGCACCAGATTTAGTTGTACTAGATGGAATTACTAAGTTACCAGTAGATGAAGTAGTTTTAGAATATACTTTAGGAGATTCTCATGTTGGAATTGTACAAAATACAACTTCATTGAATAAGGATGCTCCTACTATTATTCCAGTTAATAACTCCAATGGAATTAAAATTAATTCTATGGATTATAATTTAGGAACTAAAGATGTAACTGTTACTATAGGTGCAAGTTTTAGTAATGCTGCTGATTACCCATTCGCAATTGGTGAAAGTGTTTTAATTGAAAATATTAGTGTTGGTGTTGGAACAACAGGTAAAGGATATAACTCATCAAATTATAATTACAAACGATTTAAGATAACTGCCACAGATCCTAATATTGGTGGTACACTTGGCACTGTTACTTACAGTTTACAAGATTCAATTTTTGATGGCAACATTCCTGGTAATTTTGATGAAGCAAATTCTTCTGGAAGAATAATACCAGAAAAATGGTTCCCCATATTTGGGGTTGAAATGGTATCTAATGATTTTGAGAAAGGAGAAGTAGTTTCATCTAAATCAACAACTGGAACTGTACAATCATGGAATGGATTAGCAGGTTCTTTAAAAGTATCATCTCCACGATTGTTTAATATAGGTGAAATTTTAACAGGAAATTCTTCAGGAACTATAGCTATAGTAAAAGAAAGAATTTCATATAATGCTCAATATGATGTTGGTGCTTCTTCTATTGTTCCAAAAGGATGGAAACGTGAGACAGGTTTCTTAAATAACAACTTGCAAAGATTGCATGATAATGATTATTATCAATACTTCTCATATGCATTAAAATCAACTGTTCAGTTGGAAAAATGGGATGAAGCAGTTTCTTCATTAAACCATACTGCTGGATTTAAGAAGTTTAGTGATTTAGTCATTGAAAATGATATTACACAAAACAATCAGAGTGTGGGTTTAGGAAATACTCAAATAGGTAGAGTTGACTCAATAGCAACTTTAGATTCAGTGTTGAGTTTGAATACTATTCCTGATTATGATTTGGTAACAGAAAAAACTCTAAAAGTTGATGATACTACTGTTGTATCTGATGAAGTTGTATTCAAGACTAAAGTACTTCAAGATTATATCGAATCTATTGGAAACAGAGTTTTGTCGATTGATGATGTAAGTTCTCAGTTTAATGATCTGCCAAGAACCGATAGATTCTCTGCTGTAGACTTATTTCCATTAACTTCTGCAAGACATAAGAAATTTATTGCATATATTCAAGATACTAGATTTGGTGAAGAAAGACAGGTTTATATTATTTCTATGGTTCATAATAGTTCAACTGCGATGCTTAACCAATATGGTGGAGTATATACATACGCAGATCTTGGAACTTTTGATTTTGATATTTTAGGAGATGAAGGAAGACTTCTATTCTATCCTAAGAAGTATAGAGCAAATGATTATTTTGTAACCACATTAACTTATAATATTGCTGATACTGTTGCTGGTATAGGTTCTACTGATTTTGGTGATATTGCTAATGTTGGTAGTGCTACTTCAACTGTTGGATTGGGAGTTACTACTGCTGTAAACATTGTAGGAATAGCAAAAACTTACAGGTCTGCAAAGATAACTGTATCTGCAGCTGCAACTAATTCAGCATATCAATATTATGAAGTAGATGAGTTAACTATGGTTCATGATGGAACTAATGTTGAACTTATGGAGTATGGTCAGGTAAGTTCTGACATGCCATCAAGTCCTCTAGGTTCTGCTGGAATTGGAACATATGGAGCAACTTTATCTGGCAATTATGTCAATATTAGTTTCACTCCTAATGCAGGTGTAACTACTGCAACAGGTTATCATATTAATAGTTTGAAAATTGCAATGTCAGATACCACTTCTTCTGGAGTTGGTACTCATACATTCAATACTGGTCAAATAGCTTCTAGTCAAACATCTATTGCTTCTTCTACATCTCCTGTAGAGACAGTTGTTGCAGAATATTCAGATGCCTACAGAAGTGCTTACTATTTTGTAAGTATCGAAGATACTACAAATAATCAATATCAAGCATCTGAAGTCTTAGTTGTTAATGATGAAAATGAAGTGTACATCACTGAATATGGTGTTGTTCAGACTGGAGGTAACTTAGGTGACTTTGGAGGAAATATTACTGGAGCAGGAGTCAGACAACTTACATTCAAACCTTTAGCTAGTGCAAATGTTCAAGTAAGAGTCTTGCAGAACGCAGTAGGAACTGTAAATGATTCTGTTAGTGATAACTTAATCAGCTTTACTAATGCATCTATCGATACAGGTGAAGGTGAGTATTATGGAACAGAAACTGATGTAAAACGTGCTTTTGAACTTAACCACAAACAGTTGCCAATATTTAAGAGAAACTTCTTAGGTGCTCAATCTAGTGTTGTTGATTTAACTAATAATAAAGTTTCTATACCAGACCATTATTTTGTAACTGGAGAATCATTAACATATACTCATTTGGGGGCAGGTACTAGCCAAGCAATTGGTATTAAGACAACAACAATTCCTGGTGTAGGATCTACTGATAAACTTCCAACAAATTTATTTGCTGTGAAGTCTGATGATTCAAATCTAAAATTTGCTGCTACTGCAGAAGATGCTTTAAAATCTAAACCTGTTATTTTAGATATTACTGCTGTAGGAATAGGAACTTCACATGCTCTTACTTCCAAGAATGCGAATAGTAAAGTTTTAGTAAGTCTTGATAATGTAATTCAAACTCCAGTGGTTGCTAGTGCTGTCACTACAAACTTAGCTGGTAACGTTGATTATAATATTGACAATATAACGATCACTGGAATAACGTCTATATTTGGTGGAGATCTTCTACAAATTGATGATGAGATAATGAGAGTGGATATGGTAGGATTTGGTGCTACTAATAAATTAAGAGTTAAAAGACCTTGGATGGGAACTATACTTTCACCTCATGATGCTGATGCTATGGTAACCAAAATCAATGGTAACTATAATATTATTGGAAATGAAATTAATTTCTATACTGCACCCAAAGGACTTACTCCTTTAAGCACAACTGCTGCTAGTCCCGATGATGTTTATTGGGCAGGAATAGCAACTCATTCCACATTCAATGGAAGATCATTCTTAAGATCTGGAGTACCTGGTACTGCCGATGAACCATATGCCAAAAACTTTATCTTTGATGATATATCTTCAGGATTTACTGGATATAGCACTGAATTTACTTTAACATCTGGTGGATCAAATGTTACTGGAATATCTTCCGATAATGCCATTATATTAATCAATCAAATTGCTCAAGGACCATCTAGGTATAGTGATCCAATTAATGTAGTTAGTAACTATACTTTATCCGAAAACTCAGGTATTACTAGTATTCAGTTTGCAGGAACTGCTTCTTCAGTATCAGCCGATCCAAATACTGCTAGTGTTCCTGTTGGAGGAATTATAATATCAGTTGGATCTACTCAAGGATTGGGATATCAACCTTTAGTTGCTGCTGGTGCTACTGCGGTAGTTTCTGGTCTTGGAACAATTAGTTCTATTTCTATTGGAAATAGTGGTTCTGGATATAGATCTGGAATTCAGACTACAGTTAATGTCTCAGTCAAAACCCTAAGTACTGGTATTCCTAACATTCAGTTTATTGGTACTGCTGCTGTTAGCAATGGTAACATTGTTAGTGTTGCGATCACAAATCCTGGTGCTGGATATACTTCAACCAATCCACCCGATGTTATATTTGATGCACCTCTTTCATACACAGATATTCCATTAGTTTATACTGGAACTTCTGGAGTTGGAACAGAAGCTACTGCAGACATTGTTGTAGGTGCTGCAGGTAGTGTCATAGACTTCGTTATCAACAATCAAGGATCTGGTTATGGTCAGGAAGAAGTTCTAACAATAGGAGTAGGAGGAACTGTTGGAATACCAACTGATTCTACTCTTGGTGCATCATTCAAAGAATTCCAACTTACAATAGAAAAAACTCAAACTAATACCTTTGCTGGTTGGACTTTAGGTGACTTCTTAGTTTTAGATGACTTTAGTAATTTGTTTGATGGAAATACTAGAACATTTGCTATCAAGTTAAATGGAGTTCAGAAAACAATTAAATCTAGAATTGGTTCTCCTGTTAAAGTTCAAGATACTTTATTAGTCTTTATTAATGATATCCTTCAGATTCCTGGTGATGGTTATATCTTTGATGGAGGAAGTTTTATAGAATTTACTGAAGCACCTAAAGTTGGTGATTTGATTAAGTTACTATTCTATCAAGGAACAGGTGCAGTTGACGTAAGAGAAGTTGATATATTGGAGCAAGTTAAGGTTGGTGATATTATTAAGTTGACTGGTGAAGAGATAAGATATAGACAAGATGATAGATTAGTTACTAAGATAAATGCTACTGATAGTGTTGACACAAATACTTACGGTGGAAGAGGAATCAATGAAAATGAAACATATGTTAGACCTGTAACGTGGTCTAGACAGACTGAAGATAGATTCATTGATGGAGTTTCTGTTCCCAAAACCAGAAATTTATATGAGCCTTTAATCTATCCAAACACTAATTTGATTCAACCACTTGGTCTTGGTTCTACAATTGCTTTTGTTGAAAATGTCAGAACTTTCTTTGATAACTCTAAGGAAAATCAAACTAATAATAACAGTATAAGAATCATCTCACAAGATTCTGTGGTTTCTGCCTCTGCTACTGCTGTAGTTTCTGGATTAGGAACTATCAGTTCTATTGTAATTGGAAATGGTGGTATTGGTTATACTGGTGCTCCATCAGTAACTATTGGAAATCCTGTGAGCACTGCATCTAGTTTGAGAGCATCTGCTACATCTTCTATTACTGCTGGCATAGTTACTTCTATTAGTGTAACAGTGGCTGGAACTGGATACACTTCTTCAAATCCACCTGTAGTTCTAATAGCAGATCCTAAGACTTCTGGATATGTAGAGGAAGTAACCCAAGTTTCCTATACTGGTGATTTTGGTACAATATCTGGAGTATCAACTACTACTGTTGGTGTAACCACTGGAATAGTATTTGATCTATTACTTCCTAGTGATTCTTTATTCAGAGATTCTGATGTTGTAGGAACTGCTATCACTGTAAGTGG